TCCACCGCCACCACCACCAGAAACTCCTGAAGCCGGAGCAGCTGCGCCGCCACCACCGCCACCAGATTCTACCGCAGGAGATGGGCCACTTGATGTTGTTACGGCACCTTTGCTAGATTTTTTAAGCGCATCAATTTGTCTTTGAAATTCAGCATTTGCTTTTTCCATTGCCGGTCTTTCCGACTTTTCCATATATTCTTTATAATCATCTTCTATTTCTTTGACTTTATCTGGCTGGTCTGGATATCTTCTTTTTAAAGAAGCAACATGACGATCTGCAGCTTCTTGTCTTTTTGCAAATGCTTTTTTATTACCTTCAATATAACCTTCTAATTGTTTAATCTTATCAGAATCAGACATTTCAGCTGCAGGTGTTGGAGCAGTTGATACAGGAGCAGACGGAGTAGCAGCTGTTGGTGGCGCAGGTGCTTCTAAAGGAACACCAAGTGCTTTTGATGCTTCTCCTGTTAGTTTTTTGTTTAGTTCATAGTTGCGCTGAGCTTGATCTAGTGGTATACCTTCTTTTGTTGTTGGTGTAGGCGATGTTGGTGTTGCTGCAGGTTCTGGATATTTTTTAGAAAACTCTTGTGCTTTACCAAACAATCCTTGAATATCACCTTTTTGAGCTGCGCCAAAAATACCGCCAAGGTCTGAGGCTTTTTCGTCTGATGCACCAGAAGCTTTTGCGGCACCGCTAGCAAATTTAGAAGCGTCAGGCATTTCTGGTTTTATTTTTGCTATTTCTTTTGGACCCTCATCTTCTGTTTTAATACCAAAGAGACCTTTAAAGAAATCTTTAATACCATTAAAAATATTTGATATCGTATCTGTTATTGGAGAAAAGAAATTAGAAATAGATTCAAATAAACTTTTAAGTGTATCTTCACCAAAAATACCAAAGGTTACAAACTTAAGCATACCGCCAAGACCAGCAACAATTGCATCACTAAAACTTCCTGTTTCTTGGTACCTTTTGAAACCATCCATAATGCCACTAAACAATGTTCCAATAATTGCAAGTGGAAGAAAAACTTTACTAAACACTTTCATTAACATCTTTGGATTGAATAGTGATTTGATTGCATCCATAAAACCACCACTAAACATTCCAATAATTGAATCTAACAGACCACCTTCTTTTTCTTTTGGTGCTCCTGTTGGTGATGGTTTACCACCAACTTTTAATTTTTGTGCTTCTAGTGCTTTTTCACGCTCATCTTCTTTGAGAAAATAAGCATCAGCTGCACCTCTGGATTTACCGCCTTTTAACTTTACTAATTTAACAACATTTTGACGAAGAACATTCATATCTCTGGCCATACCTGGCAAAGACATAGAATTTTTCGCTATGATTTTAAGGAATGTTGCGCCTTCTGAAGAAAACCCGCCCTCGCCTTCAGCACCACCAATCTTTGATGGTTCTTTTTCTTTTCCAGGTTTCTTTTTGACACCTAATTTACCACGAATGTAAGCAGAGAGAATGTCATCACCACCGACCATGGTTCTAACGATACGCTCTTTTCCAAATGACCTAGAAATGTCTTTTCCAGCACCAGAATAAGTTTCTTTGGCTGCACCAGCAAAACCTTTACCGCCTTCTAGTGATGATAGATATCTACTTGCTAAATCTGCCATTATCGTTTTCTACTTGCTTTCTGTAATTCTAGCCGTTCTTTTTCTTCTTGTAAAAACTTCACTAGCAGAGATACATAAATGTTTCTCTCCCAAGGTATCATATTTTCCAATTCAGTCAAACTATACTTGTGATGTTGCATCATAGCAAAGTTTGTTTCATAGTAATTCTTCAGAGTATCATAACGAAATATTAGACGAAAAAACTTTGCATACCCTTTATAGTGATATCTTCTTCATATGAACACTTAGGACATTTGAAGTGAACATCTTTTTTAATTTCAGGCATTGTATCAAAGAATTCCTTAAACTTCTCTAAATCTTTTTGTTGCAAACTGTCAACAAATTCTTCCAATTCTTCTTTGGTAGAATCTTTGGAATAATAAATTTGGTCTTTATCGTAAATGTAATCAATACAGTCAACAAGAATACGAATCATAACTTCATTTTCATTTAACTTCTCATACTTCTGAATCATATCAAAAGTAGGATATTTAAAACAAATACCAAGATTTTCTGTCAGTTGAATCTTGTTTTTATGATCTGGATTCTTTGTTGGTTGAATCTCCAAAATGTTTAGGTCAAATTCTACAACACCACTACATTTCTTATCTTCTTCTAAAACATTGTTGCATTTATAACGAAGATTGACCACTTCTTCTACTGATCTTGCCCGAAGATTCATAAACAAATATTCTAGGTCAAAAGTAGGCAAATTATCAATGTCAACTTCATCAAGCACACAATTCTTTAGCACTTGGCGAATGACACTAATCATTTCATTTGGATCTTCTGATTCAGAAGCCATCAAAAACAATTTCTGTTCTTTCACCAAAAATGGGCGAAAACGAACAGGTTTTCCCGTTGAAATTAAATTAACGGAATGGATTGGAACATCTAACTTTGGTAACATAATAACCTCGCTTAGTTAATTAAAATGCACGACCAATTGGTAATGCTCTTGCTGCTGCGGTACCAAACAAAGCGGTAGCCGCAGAAGCTAAATCATATGACCCATCATATACAGGTCTATATCTTTGATACGCAAATTGAATTGAAAGGCGATGAAAACCTTCTTCTCCCCAACTCAAAGCTTGTGGTGCTATTCCAATTGGAAAAGCATCCAGTAATTCTACTGCAAAAATTTTACGAATGAATTCATCATACTGAATAATTTTAATGTTTGTTAGATAGCGTGAGTTTGCACCTTTTGGAAAACGAACATTATTTGTATCAGACGGATGAATACATTCCATCCAGCGTTCAAAAAGTTTACGCTCATAGAAATCATTGGTACACAGAAATGTTAATGATGTGTCGCCATATTGTGTCTGATATGGCACCTTAAAAGTAGGACCATAAATTTTTACATCAGCCGTTGCTGTTGTTCTGCCTGGCAACTCTGCACTTTCACATTGAAGTGCTAAGTACCTTGATGTAGAAGAATTGGATGTTTTTGAATATTCGTCTGCATCGCCTTGGCGGCCAAACGCTGAACCAATGGCATCTGACACATCACTAAAAATAGAATTTGGAAAATTCAATATTTTCTCAATGATGGAGTTACCAATGAATTGATTTACATATGGCGGTATTGGTAATATGACTTCAAACCTACATGGTTTTGCAAGCCCATCTTTACCACGAATGTTTGATAAGAATAGATTTGGTGAAAAAGACATTTAGAATTTCTTTCGGGAGTCGGAGTAAACTTTACTTTCAGAAGCGTTTACAAAAGTTTCCATTGGTAATAATGCTGCAATATCCCACTCATCAGCAGATATCTCTAAAAAACGAGATGTAACTTGGCTATAAAGATATCTCTTGATGCATGGCATAGCCTCAAACGCTGTTGATGCTCTTGTTAAATAATCATAACTGATTCGTAACTTTGTTTTTTCATCAAAGCTTTTGTTTGATGCGGTTTCACTTAACTTATCCAGTAATATGATTCGTTGCCTTGGGTGAATGTAATGTAAATTCAACCCTAAGAAACCGTCTGAGTATTGGTCTATTGGTATTACCAATGGGAACCTGTCGTAATATGGCATTGAATCTTTAGTCTTTGGATCATAGTAGTAAAAATACATCTTGCCAATAATGGTCTTATTTTTTAACCTTATTCTATCTCGCATCAATGCTGCAGGTGAAGGGTTTAACGAATCAACTTTTGAACGAAGCCAAGCTCGTGCTTTATTTGTGCGAGGAGCTAAGCCCTCTTTAGCGAGAGATTGATTTATGCGGTCAACAAGATAAGCCATTGGGCTATTTATCTCAAAGTTTAAGCCCTAATTCGTTTTCTGTAATTAGCATGAATTTCCACCCATGTTCTTTACAAAAAAGATCAGCTGCACGCCATTTCTCTTGGTTTACCGCATATGTGGCAACCTCCTGTAGAAACTTTTGTGTTCTACGCTTTTGTGTTGGAAGTTGAGTTTGTTTGAATGGTTTAACCTCCATGACCACGGTTACTTCTCCATTTGGCTGACGAATCTTTGCGATAAAATCAGGGAAATAACGATGCACCTTTTGGTCAACGGGAGATTTATAGGGTATAAAAAGTTCTTCAGATGCCCACCAGATGACTTTTGGCTGCTCATCTAAGTATTTCATTACACGAAGTTCCCATGACGACCGATAGACGATGTTTGTGGCATCACCTTTATATTTTTGTGGGTTGTGTGGAGTAAACCATCCTTTATATGACATAAATACTATCTATCTCTTTTAGGATACTCATATGCCTTTATTTGGCCTCGGCGACATACAATTTAACAAGGGTGCTTCAGTAAGAAAAGGTCCTCTTGGTGCATTAGTAGACAATCGGTTTAAAACAACAACACTACGATATCCCATTGATATTGGCAACTATGATAAAGGCCATTACATGGTCATTTATATTCGTCAGCAACAAAACACTCAATTCAAAGGAGATGTTGTTGATGAAAATGCTGTCAATAAAGCAGCTGAACAAACACAGCAGGCGGCTGCAAACAAAATAAGTTCTTCGTTATCAGGCAATTTAAATTCTTCAATTGGTGGAGAACTTTTGAGCAAAATCAACAATGGATTAAGTCAAATTAATAATGTAAGTGGCGGAGCTTTGGGAGGTTTAACTTCAGCATTAGGTAAAGTAGCTGGAGGTGTTGCAGGTAGTATTGACAGTTTATTTGGTCAAAAGACAAGTTTAATAGGCGGCAATTCAGCTGCAACTCAAACAGTTATTGATACATCAATTAAAAAAATTACAAATAAAAGTTTTATTAAAACAACACAATTAACTACTGATGCTATTGCTCTGTATATGCCTGATACATTGGCTTACACATATTCTCAATCATATGATAACGCTGAAATGGGCGGTGAACTTCTTGGCCAAGTGGCAGCAGCAGGTGTTTCTGCAAAAGAACAAATGGAAAAAACAGGTGTTCTTGGTGGTGCGGCCGCTTTAGGAAAATCAGCTGTTTTGGGTGCAGGATCAGCCGCAGCAGGTTTACTAGGCCAAAATACCGGCGCAGTAGCATTTCAGGCTTTGGCTGGTGTAGCAAAGAATCCAATGCTTGAGTTAATTTATAAATCACCTAGTTTTAGGTCATTTCAATTTGAATTTTCTTTTTATCCAAGAGATGAGCGTGAGGCATTAGAAGTTCAAAAAATTATTGAACGCTTACGCTTCCATCAGGCACCAGAATTAGTCCAAGATGCACAAGGATTTTTGATTCCTCCTTCACAGTTTGATATAAAATTTTATTATGGTGGTGTTCAAAATCCAAACATACCGCCAATGACGACTGCTGTATTAACAACTATTGATGTGAATTATGCTCCAAATGGTTGGTCAGCATATGAGGTACCTGGCGAAAATCAACCATCGCTTGGCCGAACTGGTATGCCTGTAGCAATTCAAGTATCATTACAATTCCAAGAAACAACTTATCTTACTAAACAAGATTTTGATTCTACTAGAGCACCAAAACCAGGTTCTCCAAGTGCGGAAAAAACCACAGCTAGTCAGCAAGGTCAGTATGGTACATCTTAATAGATTAAAGTTAAATTAAAATGGCAAAATTTTTCAATTATTATCCAAAAACATTTTACACCAGTAATAACAACACTTCTGGTGTTGATGCAGTTACAAATATTATTGCTCGTTTTGCTTTTGAAAGACAGTTAAAAGAAAATTCTCTATCTTTTTATCCATACCAAATACAAGATGGAGATACACCAGAAATTATAGCTGATAAGTATTATGATAATTCAGAGAGGCATTGGATTGTTTTATTGTTTAACGATATCATTGATCCTCAGTTTGATTGGCCACTTAATCAAAACGCAATCATTGAATACATTGATAAAAAGTATACTGCAAATGGTGCCGCAAACACGACCGTTCAAAGTGGTATTGCTTGGGCTTTAAGTGAAAATAATGTTCAGGCTTATTTAAAGATCATCACAACCACAGGAAATGACGGTACAATTAATACAGAAAATTTACAAGTTGATCCTAACACATATGCTAATATAGCTTCTAGCACCACGACCTATACTACACAAGCAGGAGAATCAGTAAGAGTGGCAATAACAAAAGAAACTCGCTCTTACTATACCTACGAAATAGAAGAAAACGAAAAGAAACGAGAAATTAAACTCCTCAAAAGTGAATTTGTTCCTGCTGTAGAAAAAGAATTTAAGAGAATTATTGCATTATGAGTTTAGAAGTTAAAAAGTCTACTCAGTTCAAAATAAATGAACTGGTCATTGTTACAAAAGCAGGTAATATTGATATTGCTTCAATTTTTGAAGAGGTGAACATTTTTGATTCTTTGATGATGCCTGTAATGAGTGGTACTATTTTAATTAAAGATTCTATAGGTCTTTCAGGTAAATTATTATTTGATGGTTCAGAAACTATATTGATTGATATTGCTAAAGATAAAAATTCTGATGTGGCTAGTTTTCACAAAGCCTTTCGTATTTTTAAACAATCTGACCGTCAAAATGATGGTTTGAATAGTGAAATTTATACCTTGCATTTTGTATCAGATGAATTGATGTATTCTGACCAAAAAAGAATCAATCAATCATACGAACTTACAAATGCTCAAATCATAGAAAGAATACTGTTGGATTATTTAAAAGTGCCTAAAAACAATCTCAAAGGCATTATTAATCCAACTTCAGGCATTAAAAAAATTGTAATACCTAATTTAAGACCATTAGATGCAATTGATTGGATCGCAAAGCGTTCTGTTGATATAAATCAGTCACCTAATTTTATGTTTTTTCAAAATACAATAGGTTACAATTTTGCTTCTTTATCTACTTTGTTATCGCAACCAGATATTCTTGATATTAAGTTTGAATCAAAAAATCAACCAGGTAAAAACGCAATTGAAGAAATCAGTAGTGCTAGAGCGTTAGAAGTTATTTCTCAGGCAAATGAAATAGAAAAAACTCGTTCTGGTGTCAATGCATCTAAATTTATTGGCTTTGATCCACTTACAAGAACGGTGTCAACAAAAAATATTAGTTTTGGTGACCATTATACCAATATGAAGCATGGTAATGAAAATCCAAACTTTTCACAAATTAAAAACCGTGATGGAACAAATAATACGGAAACATATGATGCGAATAAATCTGTAGCAATATTTGGTGCTGCTCGGCAATTTAGTGAGTATATTAAAAAGAAAGATCCTACTTCTATTTCAAAAGAAGAAAACATTGAAAACTGGTTATCACAGAGAAAATCTATCATTAAAAATTTAATGACCAAAAGAGTTAAGTTAACAATGCCAGGTAATTTTCAATTGACTTCAGGTTTTAATATTAATCTTATGGCTCCAAGTTTTGCGAAGAAAGAAAAAGGTGATGATAATGCTGATCCAAGTTTAAGTGGCAAATACATTATTGTTGCGACACGCCAAATCATTGGTTACGATAAACACGAAACCATTATTGAAGTAGCAACCACATCTTCTTCAAATGAGTTTATACCTGTTAGCAGTTCAGCACAAACGCAGCAATTACTGAAATATTGATATGGAAGAAAAAGAAGAAAGTCAAAAATTTGCTGGTAAAAATGGGTTTACTTGGTTTGTTGGAGTTATAGAAGATAGACAAGACCCTTTGAAGATGGGCCGTTGTCGTGTTCGTTGTGTTGGTTGGCACGCTGAAAATAAAATGTTATTGCCAACTGATGCTTTACCTTGGGCAATGCCAATGTTGCCATTAAACAATAATAATCCATATCCTCCAAAAGAAGGTGATATGGTCTTTGGATTTTTTGCTGATGGTGAAAACGGCCAAGATCCAATTATTGTTGGCGTTTTTCCAAGTATACCACTTAAAGCTGGAAATAGACAAGAAGCTTTTAACGATGGTCGTGATGAAGGCCAACTGACGATTGCTCCATTTAAACCTAATGAAGCACAAACAAATTATCCTAGACAAATAGATGAACCAACCACATCTCGTTTAGCAAGAAATGATTCTGATTATCCATCAGCAATCAATGAAAGTAAAGCTGCAAATAAAGCACCAAAAGTAGAACCAAACTCATACTACAATGCTGTTTATCCATATAACAATGTATATGAATCTGAATCCGGCCATGCTCTAGAGTTTGACGATACAAAAGGTGCCGAAAGAGTTCATTTGTATCATCGTTCTGGTTCTTATGTTGAATGGGGTCCTGATGGTGATAGAGCCGAGAGAATACAAAAAGATAAGTTTACAGTAGTAATTGGCAATGATTCTGTTTATGTGAAGGGTGATGTTAAGATGTATGTTGATGGTAATTTTAGTTTAGAGATTGGTGGAACTTGTAATATAACCTCTGGTGGTAATATGACATTCAATGCACCAAAAATAGATTTGAATCCATAATGCCAGCAGTAGCAAGAAAAGGAGATGATACTACAACCGGACATGGTTGCGATGCTATCTCCACAGTTATTGGTCCAACAGGTGAAGAAGTAAATGTTTATGTAAATGGCATAGGAGTGGAATGCAAAGGAAATCCAGTTGCTCCACACACTATACCTGCTGGGCCCGCCTGTGTTCCTCACTCTGCGGTCATTAACGAAGGTTCATCAACCGTTTTTGTTGGAGGTATACCAATTGCACGGATTGGAGATTCCACAGATGCAGGAGAAATCATAGAAGGTTCTCCTAATGTCTTTGCAGGATAACGAATAAATAGAAAATGGCAACAGTAAATATACAAGCTGAACGAACTTTTAGAGACCTGGATTTGAATTTTACTATTCATCCAGTCAAAAAAGATATAAACACATATAAAAATGAGTATGCAGTTATCAATTCAATTAAGAACTTGGTACTGACAAATCATTACGAAAGACCCTTTCAACCAGAACTTGGCAGTAACATTCGCCGTTTATTGTTTGAAAATGTAGATTCTGTAACTGCGGCACAAATAGAAAGAGAAATAACTGAAGTAATTGGTAACTTTGAACCTCGGGCTCAAGTTTCACGGGTAAATGCTATTCCTTCTCCTGATGAAAATACCTATAAAGTTATATTGGAATTCTTTATTATTAATAGCACAGCACCAGTTACAATTAATTTTTTCCTAGAGCGGATTAGATAACATGGTAGACCGTTTACGAGTAACAGAGCTTGATTTTGATACAATCAAGCAAAACTTAAAAAACTTTTTAAAACAACAATCAGAGTTTCAAGATTATGATTTTGATGGTGCT